TCAAAAAAAACTAAACCCCTAAACCCCCACCACTAACCATGGCATATTCGTTCACAGGATTAACCTCCTACACCGACCAAGAGAGGCTTCCTCTCATCACCAAGGCCGTGTTCTCGGCCCGTTCAGCGTCTTTGTTCACCAAGCAGGTGGGCATCAAGTTCGCTGCTGCGTTGAACCTCATGGACACCGATGCAGTTCTGCAAGGCGGTGATACTTGCGGTTACACAAGTTCAGGCACGACTGCCTTCACCCAGCGGAATATCACCGTTGGACGTATGAAGGTGCAGGAAACCCTTTGCCCTCGTTCCTTGGAGCAGTACTGGATGCAGACCCAGTTGACTGCTGGCTCTACCTACGACGGTGTTCCTTTCGAGCAGGCTTTCTCCGAGCAGAAGGCTCTCCGTATCGCAGAGGCTTTGGAGAATGCAATTTGGAAGGGCAACACCTACTTTTCAGGTGTCAACCAGTTGTTGAACGCTGCATCGGGTTCTACCATCAGCGGTAACACAGGAGCGGTTTCTGCGTCCGTTGGTATCACCACAGGCAACGCAATCGCCATCTTTGACGGCATCTACAACCAAATTCCACAGGCCATCCTTACTCGGAACGACCTCGTTATCTTCTGCGGTTGGGACAACTTCCGTACGTTGCTTGGTGCTTTCAAGTCCTCCACAGCGGTTATGTACAACCAAGTTGACTTGGCTGGCCTTGCTGACGGGGACATCATGTATCCCGGCACAAACGTCCGTGTCATTGCAGTTCCCGGCTTGACTGGAACAAACCGCATCGTTTCGTCTTACCTCGGTAACTTCTTCTACGGAACCGACTTGTTGAGCGACGAAGAGCAGTTCTCAATTTGGTTCAGCAAAGACAACGACGAAGTCCGCTTCCAAGCAGCCTTCAAAGCAGGTGTCCAAATCGCTTACCCCGACTTGGTTGTTGACTTCCGCTTGACCTAATGTGTAGGGGGGAGGGAAACCTCCCCCTGCTTTTTTGTTCTCTTGAAACTTAAACCCCAAATACACATATGTCCTGCGCCCTAACAACTGGCTACGCCCTCGGCTGCCGTGATTCCGTAGGTGGAATCAAAACAATTTACGTCCAAGGCTGGAATGCTACGGGAACCGTTAACACTAATGGCTCCGGTACTGTTACAGGCTTCACGGGTTTCTCTTCGGGTTTCTACGAGTACGACTTGACCAAGGCTACGTCATCCTTGACCGAAACCTTAAACGCAAGCATCGAGAACGGCTCGATTTACTACACCCCTGAGGTTACCTTTACCATCAACAAACTGCAAGTCGCAGTACGCAACGAACTCCGCCTGCTTGCTCGCAACCGCTTGCTGGTCATCGTCCAAGACAACAACAATCGATACTGGGTGTTGGGTGCTGCGAACGGCCTTGAGGCAACTGCTGGAACCGCTGGAACTGGTACTGCATTCGGCGACCGAAGCGGCTACGAAATGACGCTGACCGGGATGGAACCCGACCCAATGCTTTTAATTGCGTCAACAACTTTTACACCGTTGGCCACACAAATCACGGGTTCGTAGTATCTTTGACTTAGGTTTTCATCATCTGAGGTTTGGGAGGGCAGTCAGCAATGGCTGCCCTTCTTATTTTTACCCCATGAAGATTTGTATCGTTTACAACGCCCATCCAACCGGGTGCAGTTTCTACCGCCTCGAAATGCCGAACGCATACTTGGGCGACAACTACCCGGAGTTTGACTATGTGTGCGTCGAGAATATCACGACCATCAGCGACGAGGGATTGAAGTCGATTGACCTGTTCCTGTTCAGCCGTTTGTGGTGTCAAGGCACGATGGAGCAAGTCGAAAATGTTTACAAAGCCCTGACCCAATTCGGGGCGAAAGTCATTCTTGACCTTGACGACTACTGGGTGCTTGAATCGGGCCACATCATGTACCGCCACTACCACGAAACTAAACTCGCAGAGGTCATCCGCAAGCACATTAAATTGGCTGACTGGGTTACCTGTACCACCGAGCATCTTGCCTCTCGCATACGGCCTCTAAATGCGAATGTGAGCATCTTGCAGAACGAGCCTTACGAAGCCTATCAGCAATTTATTCCCAACCCCGACGAAGAACCCGACAAGCACCTCGTCAAGTTCGGTTGGTTCGGAGGGGCGCAGCACGGAGAGGATATGGAACTGCTCCGTGAGGGGATGCAGAAACTACGCTGGGATGCAAACTTGGATGGCAAATACCGCCTCTACCTCGGAGGCTGGAACGACAATAATCCTGTTTATGAAGGCTACGAGAAAATCATAAGCGACCAAGGAAACAACCCGAACTACGGACGCATTCAGGCAGCGGACATCTACTCCTACGTCGGGGGCTACAACTTCGTGAACGTAACCCTTGCACCTTTGAGAGACACCAAGTTCAACAAACTGAAGTCCGAGTTGAAGGTGGTCGAGGCAGGGTGGATGAACAAGGCCATCATCGCATCCGAAACCATCCCCTATACCGACGTAATCAAGCACGGGGAGAACGGGTTCTTGGTCCCCTACAACAAGCCGAAAGATTGGTACAAGTACATCAAGCAATTGATTCTTGACCCCGACCTGCGCAAAGGCTTGGCTGACAACCTCACGAGGGACATCAAGAAGCAGTTCAACGTGGCTGAAACCGCCAAGAAGCGGGCCGAACTATACAGGCAGATTGGGCGCAAATTGTGAAATTCGGGGGCATCGCACATTTACAAGCAGATGCTTTACCTGAACCCCAATACGACCAACACCCTGACGGTTACTTGGACCGAGCGAGCCAGTACCGGGGACCGCTACATCTTGCGACTTACGAGCATTGCCAAGAACACCACGACCGATTTCACCCTGCTGAAATCAGCCAACCTTTCCAACTATACCAACCGCTATGACCAATTTTCGCTTACCGTGGGTTCGATTGAAACGGGTTCCTATAAGTATGAAGTTTACGATACCAATAGCACGGTTGCCGCTGCTTTGGCGGTCGTTGAAACGGGCTTGGCATTTGTACAAACCGCAACGGTAGGCTTCAACACCTACGCCAATTCCATCCAGTACACCGTCTTTGGGGCATCCGATGAGGGTGTCTTTGATTCCACCTTTGACTCAACTTTCGCATAATGAGCGTACAAACAAGAACGCAACTCCAAACGAGTGCTGCAACCATCGCCGCCGAAACCGCTGCCGGGGCGAACACCGCATCCCGTGTAGGCGGTCTATTCGACGACCTTGCTGACACCGCAACGCTTGACCGGGAACGGGGCTTTGCGAACCTTTACCTTGACGAACCCAAAAACTTTACCCCGACGCAAGGGCAGGCCGTTAAGTTGACAACCCCACTCAAAAGCGGTTTACTGTCAACCTACAATTTCACAAGAACCACCACCGCCATCACCTACACAGGCACAACGGGTGCAGCCCTTCGCATTGCTACGTCTATGGTCTTTGCGCAGGGCAACGGCAACCAAATCAAAGTCTACATTGCCAAGAACGGCACAACGATTGACCAGTCAATGACCGAGATTACAACGAGCCACAATAACGGACATGCAGTTTTTGCGGAAACCGTATTGCAAGGTGCGGTCAACGATGAGTTTACCATCTACATCAATGCCGTAAGCGATGGTGGAAGTATTGCAATTTCAGCCCTTTCATTCACAGTTCATACGCTATGAGTAATAAATCTACTCAACACTTTACCCAATGGCTTGGGATAGAGCATAAGGTCCCCGTGATGCTGGAGAACCGCTCCGGCAAATACATCACCTATGGCTTTGCGAACGAATACCCTTACTACCTGCTGGACAACTATCGCAGGTCGTCAAAGCACAACGCTATTGTAAACGGCAAGGTGAACTACATCATGGGCGGTGGATGGCAGGCAGGCGACAACCTGACCGTGGAGCAAGAGGCCCGCTTCATCAAGTTCTTCGACGGACTTTCCAGCACGGAGGATCTAAACGACATCACGGAGAAACTGGTCCTTGACTTAGAGATTTTCAACGGCTTTGCGGTTGCGGTTACTTGGTCCAAGTTGGGAACCATCGCCAAGATGGAGCACGTCCCATTTGAGAAAATCCGGGTTGACAAAGAGGAGAAGATGTTTCAGGTGGCTGACTGGTACAACGACGACATGATGCAGTTGTTCCCCAAGGTGGGCGACATCGAGAAGATTCCTGCCTTCGACCCGGAGAATCGCCTCGGAAAGCAGTTGTTTTATTACAGGGTCTATGCTGCAGGCGTGAAGCACTATCCTCTCCCCGAATACATTGGAGGCAATGCTTGGATTGAGGCAGACGTGCAAGTGGCGAACTTCCACAACAACAACCTCCGCAACAACTTTTGGGGCGGTTACTTGATAAACTTTAACAACGGGATTCCTACACCTGAAGAACAGGGCGACATCGAAAGGCAAATCAAACGCAAGTTTTCGGGAACCGACAACGCTGGTCGCTTTGTTGTAACCTTCAACGACGATGCTGCAAAGGCTCCGACGCTGGAACCGCTGACTCCTTCGGATATGGACAAGCAGTTCGAGATATTGAACAAAGCCATTCAGCAGGAGATATTTATCGCACACCGTGTAACGAATCCACAATTATTTGGGGTGAAAACCGAGGGCCAATTGGGTGGACGCAACGAATTGGTCGAGGCTTACGAACTATTCAAGGCGACCTACGTCAACGACCGGGTCCGCAAGGTGGAACGGATGATTAACTACCTCGGCTCCTTCAATGGCGTTGAAGGGATGGAACTTATCCCTGTGGAACCCATCACGGAGCGACTAAGCGAACAAGCCCTCTTGCAGATAATGACCAAAGACGAATTAAGGGAAAAGGCAGGTCTGCAACCGCTTGAGAAACCTGCTGACGTGGTTGGACCTAACCCCCAACCCGATGAGCAACCGCAAGCCGTGGAAGCCTTGCAGAGCAACGACAACATCAAGAAACTATCGGGCCGTGAGTACCAAAACCTGATGCGTATCGTCAGGCAGTACATGCAAGAGAAAATCACGCTGGAGATGGCTCGGACCATGTTGTCAGCCGGCTTCGGCCTATCTTCCCAAGAGATTGACACGATGCTCGGAGTGCAGTCCCAAGAGTTCAGCGAACCGACTTGGGGCGAGGAAGACGACGAGGACTACGGATGGGGCGAGGAAGAATTCAAGGTCTTGGAGGTCGTTGCAAGCAAGTTTGGAAGCCATGCAGACGACTACCATGTGATGCACTCCAAGCCGATGCGGTTCGACACCAACATAGACGAAAACATACGCTTGGCCTTTGCCGAACTGGGCGAAGAAGAAGTCGAACTGGACAAGAAGATTGAGGCTTACCGCAAAAAGAACCGGGACGCAAGCGTTGAAGAAATGGCAAAGGAGTTCGGAGTCAGCAAAGCCAAGGTCGCCAAGCGTGTCGCCTACCTAATCACCAAGGACCGCTATCCTATCAGCCGGGCGGTGGACAAGATTGCCGAGCAGAACCTTCCAAAGAACGTGAAGGAAGTTGCCGAGCCTGTACTGGAGGTCCGCTACAAGTACGCATGGGCCGCAGGTTTCAGCAACAAGGACAAAGGCTCCAGCCGTGAGTTTTGCAAGGTCATGCTTGACTTGGCCGGGCAGGGTAAGGTTTACACCCGTGAGGACATCGACGGGATTTCTGCAATCATGGGCTACTCCGTATGGAACAGGAGGGGCGGTTGGTATCACACACCGAGCGGAGTGAATCGCCCCCAATGTCGCCATGTATGGGAGCAGCAGTTGGTAATCCGTAAAGGCAATAAAATCAGCAAGGCATGAAGGCACTATTCATAAGCGAAGAAACGCTGCTCGACAACTCAATCATCAACGAGAACGTCAGTTACACGCAGATACGGCCTACGGTCATCAAGGTCCAAGAGATGCGGATTCAACCCATCGTTGGCTCTCCGTTGTACGGGGAATTGGTTACGCAGGTCGTCAGCGGTTCAACGTCTGCACTCAACCAAACGCTGCTGGAGGACTACATCCAGCCGGCTATGATTCAGTGGCTCTACTACGAACTACCCATGGTCCTTGCATTCAAGTACATGAACAAGGGCATGGTCCGCAGGACAAGCGAAGAGTCCTCCCAAATGAGCATGGAAGAAATCACCCGGCTGACCGACAAAGTGAAGAACGATGCCGAGTGGTACTCCGAGCGGATTACCCGCTACCTGATGGAGAACCGCAACGCCTATCCGCTTTGGAACTCGCCTCCGTCTGCGTTGGACACCATCTACCCGAACGCTACGAACTACCGAACCGGGATGGTCTTGGACCGCAACAGGAGGATGGGAATCAGCAACCTTGACTACCCCTACCCCTACGGTCAATTCGGGGCGTGTAACGACTGCTAAGCATGGGAGCGCATAAAAAAAACATACTGAAACTGCAGACTTATGTCATGGATAAAAATCAAGCAGGCCCTGTTGGACCTTGCCAACAACCACCCGCAAGTAAACTCGTTCGGGACGGGCGACCCTCTTGCAATCGGCACGGACAACACCATCAACCTGCGAACCCCAAGCCGTGAGCGTATCGTCTATCCGCTCGTTTTTGCGGACGTTCAGTCTGCAAATACTGACGCTGGGACTTTGGACTTGGTGGTTGGGGTATATTTTAGTGATAGAGTTGAATCCATTAAGCCGATGGGCGGAGTGGTTTCGGGAAGCCCTACGCTGGGTTGGCAGGACAACGAAGACGAGGTCCTAAGCGACCAGTTGCAGATAGCACAGGACTTCATATCAGCCCTTACAAACGACCCAAGCGAGGACTGGACCCTCTCATCCAGCGTGAGTCTAACGAGGTTTGTGGAGAGCCGGGACGACCGCACCGCAGGGTGGCAGGCGACGATGACCTTTGAGATTCCGTTCGGACATTCAGTTTGTGAAATTCCAGTCTAATCTACATTTACAATTAAACGCTAAAAATGCCTACACCCATATTGCAACAAATGCTCGGCCAAGGTGGTACGATGGAGTTCGTTGACGCTGCCGTTACAGGCAAAAACTACGACTTCCTTGTAGTCAACACCGCAGCCACATTCACAACTTTAACTGGAACTGGAAGCGAGAACCTGCTAACCGCTTACGCTATGAGTGGCAAATCCGTTTCCGCTGGCATCGTTATCAGCGGTCGCAACGGAGGCAAGATTACTGCCGTTACTCCAAGCGCAGGTTCCGTCATCGGTTACACCTTCCTGTAATGCTAATCGGCTACGGCTACGGCTATCCCACGAACATGCTCCAAGGCGGAGTCGCTGCTGGGGTGTGGGCCTTGTTCAACGCAAGGGCAACCGCTGACGGTGCAACCGCTGCCGAGGCTGCCGTTGATGGATGCCTGTTCAATCGCTTTGCAGTAATCTACAACTTCTAACAATGCCGACACCATCGCTGATTTTAGTGCCTGCACGATTCAAAACGGGCAAACTCTACACCCCAGTCGCTACGACTTCGGGCGGTGTGGTATTGGGTGCATCGGGCGACTTCAATGTTACCCGTGCAACGACTGCGACAAGGGTCAACGCAAGCGGATTGATTGAGGTCGTGGCTTCGGGGATTCCAAGGTTGGACTACTACACCAGCGGAGGAACGGCTGGCTGCCCTGCTCTATTGGTTGAGCCGAGTGCTGCCAACGGAATCCTTAACTCGCAGGACACCGCAACAAGTTGGCTTTTGGGTGCAAACCTGACAAGCGGTTATACTGACGTAATTGGTGTGAGCGGTAACAACTTGACGGTTGCAGTAAGTGGTAGTGGTATTGGTTCTGCTGCTGGTAGATTGGCGAGGTTTGGTAATAACGTGGCTCTTGCAAGCGGAAGCACATACACGATTTCATTTTTAATAAAAAAAACAGGAACGCACACGATTGGCAGTTATTTTGGGCTAATAACAGGAGCAGCCTCCGGAGAAATTGGAGCCGGATTTAACGTCAGCGGTTCTTTTAGTAGTGGTTCGATATTCAATACCGCTGGAGTTACATCAAGAATTCGTAGGGTTGAGCGATTTGGAACTGATGTGTTCCGATGCTCCGAAACCTTTACAATGACTGCGAGTGGAACGCTTACGGCATTTATTTTGGGTCCAACTGTATCAACCACGTCTGATGCAAACTCCGCAGTCGGCACTCAAATCGCCTTCGCTGCCCCACAAATCGAACTCGGTGCAATACCGACATCGTTCATCCCCACAACCACCGCAGCGGTAACCCGCAACGCAGACGTTATCAGCGTAACAGGCGCAGTCAGCGGTTGCATCGGGCAGACCGAGGGGACGATTTATGCGGAGGTGGATTATCGAAATTTAGGAGCAGCAGTGTCTATAATCACTTTGCAAACCGCATCTTATACCATCGGTGCAGTAAGAGTTGATACCAATACCTTAAATCAAATCAGAGTACAAATAAGGGATGCTTTGGGAAGTGGAAGGCTTGATGCAACATTTACAGACACATCGCTATCTACTGGAATCAACAAAATAGCAGTCGGGTATAGCAGCAATGCAAGCGGTGTTGTTTTTGCATTAAATGGCTCAATAGTTGCAACGACAACTGTAGGCGCATCGTTTGGCACGCTTGGAGCAAATCGTGTTTATTTAGGGACAAGGGAAACAAGTGCATCTAATGACCTCTTCTTTAACAACCGCATCCGTGCCGCTGCCCTCTACACCACTCGTTTAACCAACGCTGAACTCGCTGCCCTTACGACCCCCTAATGGCTACCTTCCGCAAGTACGCATTCCCCAAGCAGAGCGACGCTGACAAGGTGCTGGCTCTATGCACAGGCACGACCGCTGCGGTTGACCTTGGGGTCTTGGATGGCCTTGTGTGCTACGACATCCTTTGGGATGGCGACGCACCCGAAGAGGCTACCCAATACGAAACTTGGCCCGAACCCTGCGGAGTCCACGCCTTTGCAGGTTGGGAGGAACAATACACCGAGGACTACCACCAACACAAATCACTATGAAACTCTTTCGCAAACGCAATCCCGAAACACCCGAAACCCCAAAACTCCCTTTTATGAAATCAGCAGTCATCGCACTCCTTCGCCACCTGTTAACCTTTATCGGTGGTACACTCGTCGCCAAAGGCATCATCGATGCAGCCACTCTCACCGAAATCATCGGTTCCGTATTGACCTTGTTGTCAGTTGGTTGGATGGC